ATCCGCTCGATGCACTCGCGCCGCTCGGACTGCTGCATGCTGCGAAGGTCGGGCTTCGCGAGGGACAGGTGCCGCACCTTGTCCAGCAGGTCGGCCTGGCCGCGCACGATCATCGGCACCACCGCGGACGCAGACCCCTCGTCGCCGATCGGTGCGGTCATCGACTCGGTGAGGTCGCGCATGAACGGGTCGTTCTGCGCGTTCTCGTCGGCCGGCGCGCCGGCGACTGGCAGCGGCGACAACTCGTCCGGCAGCAGGATGATGCCCGGCCCCGCCGCGCGGCTGCGCGCGTTCGACCGCACCGCCAGCGACAGCACCAGCAGCTCCTCGCACTCGTCCAGCACGGCCTTCATCGGGCCGTCCGCCAGCCCCGAGTACGCCGGGTGCTTCTTCCACAGCCGCCACGCGACGGCGGTCTGCTCGTCGGTCGGCTCGAAGTCGTCCGCGCCGGCGTCCAGGTACTTCTCCGGCTGACGCTGATCCGGCTGACGCTTGCGCAGGTACGCCTGCCCGTCGAACTCCAACTCGAACGGCGACAGCATCTCCCACACCTCGACGCCGTCCACCAGGCTGCAGAACAGGTACCCCTCGCCGCACAGGAACCGCAGCCGGCCATAGCCGCCCTGTAGCTCCTCCCGGCCACCACCCGGGTCTTGCATCCGCTCCAGCAGCGACACCGCCAGCGGGTGGTCGGTGACCTCCGCGATCCCCTCATCGTTGTACCGCATCGGCTGCAAGCGGAGCTTCGCGAGGGTGCGGCTGTAGAACTGCGACGCGTACCAGATCTCGCCGAGCGAGTCGTAGTACCCCATCGCGTCCTTCTGCCACTGCGGACGCTTGCGCTTCCCGCCGGTGTTCTCACCTGCAGCTGCGAGCCGGATCTTCGCGGCCGACGCCAGCACAGCGCCGAGCACGCGGTTGCGCGCCACGTGCTACGCCTCGGACGCGGCAGGCTCAGGCTCGGGTGCCGGCGCCTCAGCGGGGCCGGTCCAGAACGTCGCCGGGTTGTCCAGCCCGCGCGGGCCGGACGAGTCCTGCGCGTCCTGCTGCACCCCGGGAGGGGGCGTTGGCGTCCACGTCGATCCACCGCATCCGCATCCCACCGAGGGTGCCTCCTACGCGTCGAGGTTCTTCACGATCAGCCCGACCGCGGCGTTGATCGCGAAGGGCGTACAGGCGATGAGCGTAGCATTCGGCCACCCCAGCCATGCGAGCCACACCGCGACGCTGATCCAGAACCCGAGGCACCAGGGACACGTCAGGAACAGCATCCACTCGGGCCGGTCGTGTCGCGACCCGACCCGGCGCCCCTGATTGCGATGGCTCCCGTGGTGGTGCCCTGTGAGGCGGGAACGGATCGGGTCGGTGATGGAGTCCCACCCGATCAGCCTGGTGAAACGCATCGCTGCGAGGGCCAGCAGGACGAACTCCCACGGCGCCGGCACGTTCGTCACCAGTCCACCAGCCAGAACGTCACGAGCACCGCGAGCACCGCCGCGACGGCGAACACCCACAGCAGCCACTCCGGGATACGATCGATCGGGTCACGCACGGCTGCGCTGCTTCTGCTTCCGCACCCGCATCCGGTGCACCCGGTCACGCTGGACACGCTTCGCCATCCCGAACGACTTGCCCGGGTCGCCGTTCGTCTTCACGAACTCGACCCACGTGGTGTAGAGCTTCCGCCGGCGCTGCCGGTTCCGCGCTCGGTGCTCATCCGACATGCGCGCCATCAGATCATGCCGGCGTCCGCCGGCCGGAAGTCGTCCGGGTGCGTCGCGTCCGGCAGGTCGTCCGTCGCCTGGCTGAAGCCGCCGGCGTCCGTCAGCACCGACCCGCCGTCACACCACCCGGTCAGACCCTCGTGCGGGTACGTGTGCGACGGGTGCTGCTGCAGCCGCCCGCACCGCCGCTCCACGAACGCCTCGCCGACAGGTCGCGGTTCGCCGGGCGGCGCCGCCTCCTGCGCGTCGAACGCGTCCAGCAGCGCCCGCACCTGGTCACGCTCCGACCTGTCCATCACCACGTGCACCACCGCCGTCGGGATCGGGATCACCTGCGGCCCCTGCGGCGTGCCGATCGGCAACCCGGCCACGCACGCCACCTCCAGCACCATCACGCCCTGACTCGCACCACCCTCCGGACCGACCGCACCGAGCTTGTACTGCTCACAGAGGATCTTGAACACGGGTTCCCTCCAGTCGTTCCTGCCACATCTCGAAGTCCGCAGCGATCACGGCCGGCAGGCCGTACCGCGGACACGGCACCCCCACCCGACCGTCCCGCTCGAACAGGTCCACCTGGCCACGCCGCACGGCGTCCAGGTGCGCGTCCTCGTGCAGGTGCGGCGCGTCCATCTCCGGATGCGCCGCCTCCCGCAGCTTGTGCCGCATCGCATCAGCACCACCCATCCACGACAGGTGCCACCCGTAGTACGAAATGTCCTGGCCGGGCGGCACCTCGATCCGCATCCCCGGCATCCGCCGGATCGTCTCCGGGTCTTCACCACAGTGGCCGTGCCAGAACGTCCCGTCGCCGCAGTCGTGCATCGCGCCGCCGCGGTACAGCCGCGCGATCACGTGCAGCGGGAACGCCCACCGGTGCGTCAGCGACCCGACGTGCATCGTCAGCGGCGGCAGCGTCACCATGTCCCACCCCTCCGCCGAGTACCCGCCGATCAGCGCGCCGCGCACGATCTCGTCCAGGTCACTCAGGCACACCACGTCGTTCGTGCCGACGTCCTGCATCCCGTCCAGCAGGGCCGCGCGCTGCGCCTGCTCACGCGCCCACCTGGTCGGGTCGCCGAACCCCTGGAACGGCGTCGGGTACAGCTTCGTGCCGTCGTGCTCGACCACCCGGATCTCCGCGCCGGCGGCAGCCGCGTCGGCGACCAGCTGCTGGCCGCGCTCCGTGTCGGCGAGCCACGCTCGCAGCGTGTACGGCTTCGGCGTGCCCGCGTACGTGCGGTCCGACTCGGCGAAGACGAACACCTGCACCCATCGCATCTGCTCGCGCACCTTCACTTCCAGCACGTCGAACTCGTTGAAGAACGGGCTGACGCTCCACTTCCGGACGGGCGTCATGGCCGCGTCTCGATGTGCGCGTCGGCGCGTCCCAGCCAGTAGGCGCGGGCGGCGGGCGTCAACCCGTCCCAGTCGCCCCACCGCCATCCGCTCGGCATCCCGGCGAAGGCGAGTTGGCGGGCGACGATCTCGCGGTCAGTGGCGACGTTGATCGACCGGCCACGGCACGGCTCGCCGTTCGTGATGTGGACGAGGTTCCAGCCCTTCGTGGGAGCCTTGCACGTCGGGCACCACCAGGTGGTAGGCGACTCAGCCATCAGACGGCACCACCCACGGCAGGAACCGGCCACGGGCGTCGCGGGCCTCCACCTCGCCGCTGCCTCCGCACTTGCGGCACTCGTCAGGCGTCGAGTCGGGTCGCTCCTGGACTACGCCCCAGCCACGGCACCACGAGCACGCTTCCCTCTGCGGCACCTTCGGCGTGGCGGTAGGCGACTCAGCCATCGTTGGCCTCCAGTGCAGCCGTGGCGATGTCGCGCATCTGCCAGATCATCTGCATGACCGACTCGTCCCGCACCGTGGGGATCTCGCGGAGTGCGGCTTCGAGGGTGGCGATGCGTTCGTCGCGCCGCCGGATCTCGATATCGTCGTTCCGGGCCGCGGCTTCGAGGGTGGCGATCCGTTCGTCGCGCTGGTCGATGGCGGCTCCCATCTTGCGGATCACGATTTCGGCGGGCGTCTCAGCCATCAGACGACTCCTTCGCGGCAACCAGGAGTTCCATGCCGCCTCGGTGCGTCATTGCGTCGTATCCGGCGTCGCGGAGAAGGACGGCGAGGCCCGGGAGTCCCAGCGATCCGATCCACTCCATCACGTCGTCCGCGATGTTGTACATGTAGTCGTGGGTGTAGTAGCCCGCGATGTGAGCGATGCGCTCGCGGGCGGTAGGCGACTCAGCCATCACCGCTCGAAGTTCCCCGCCGCCAGGCCGTGCGCCAGCAGCCCACGGCACAGCAGGCACGCACCGTCGAACGTCGCATCCTCACCGCGGCACACCTGCTCACGAGCCGACCCGAGCGGCCGCCACCGCACCCGCACCACCCACAGGTTCGACCCGCCCGGCGCGTGCGGCGCGTGCACCTGCATCGTCCCCTCCACCGTCCGCACGAACTGCAGCAGACCCTCCAGCGCCTCGTGCGTGCCGGCCACGTGCGCGTTGCCGTGCTCCAGGTGCACCTCATCCACGTGCTCGGTGTCGTCGTTGGTTCCCATCCGCACACCGTACCAGCGCACCCCCCCGTTACGTGGGAGGGATCGGCGTCCCGCCGGGCAGCACGTGCGGCCCCACGTCCAACTGCCCGAGCCGCTTCATCGCGTCGTACGTCCGCGACATGCCCTCGAACAGCCCTACCTGTGGCGCCCACCCCAGCCCGCGCAGCTTCTCCGTCGAGAGCCGCTTCACGACCGTCTGCCGCGCCGGCGCGTCCACCTCCACGATCAACGCCTCGGGGTCTTCGACGCCGGCGACCGCGCACGCCATCTCCGCGACGTGCCGCATCGTCACCGCCGCGTCGTCCCGCCCGACGTTGTAACACCCCACGCCGCGCTTCACGACGTCCGCTGCGAGGAACGCCACCTCGCCCTGCTCCAGCACCAGGCGGATGCCGCGCACCGCGTCCTCGATCCAGCACCAGCTGCGTTCCGCGCCGCGGTGCACCGGGATCGGTTGGCGGTGATGCGCCTGATACAGCATGTTCACGATCGCCGCGCGGCCCCGCCCTGGTGGGAGTCCCGGGCCGTACGGCATCGACGGGCGGATGATCTGCATCGACCCTTCCAGGTCGGGCGTCAACGCGTACAGCGCCGCGACCTCCTCACCCCACCGCTTCGACAACCCGTACAGGTTGTGAGGGAGTTGCCACACGCCCGTCCAGTCCTCGCACCCGACCGCGACGGT